CTGATAAAACACTTCTAATCATTGACGAAGCTCGCTTATTCAGCGATCCGAACTCAGACCGTTGGAAAGTAATGAACGAAATGGCGACACGTTGTAAGTATGTCTGGGCTTTAACCGGCACTCCACTATCCGGTGGCCCAGTTGCAGCGTACGGGTTCATTAAATTAGTCGCACCTCACCGTGTACCTAAAACAGTTGGGGCGTGGCAAGCTATGACTATGGTCAAGCTCGGAGAGCGTAAATGGATACCTAAGCGTGGGTGGGAAGACACGGTGTTTAACGCACTACAACCTGCGATTAGGTTTAATGCCGACGACGTGCTAGACTTACCGCCTTTGCAAATGATGTACAACGAAGCGGAACTTACGGCTGACCAACAGAAAGCCTATAACAAGTTAAAGCAAGAAGGTGCGATACCGTTACGGGAAGGTAAAATCACCGCAACTAATGCAGGTGTTTTAGTATTTAAACTTCTTCAAACGGCAGCAGGTGTGGTGAAGCTTGATCAAAACGGTGACGACGATACTGCGGTATTAAAACTACCACCTAAAGGGCGGTTGAAAGTGTTGGACGAAATCATACAAGGTACGGACAACAAAGTGATTGTGTTCGCAAGTTACAAGGCAGTGGTTGATTTACTTCAAGAGCATTGTAGTAAGAAGTATGGTTCGGTGTGGATCGACGGACGAGTAACAGGTAAGCGACGCGACGAAGCAGTTAAGAAGTTTCAAACAGACCCAAATGTTAAAGTCTTAGTGGCCCACCCTAAAACGACATCACACGGGTTAGAGTTCGCAGTGGCAGACACGATTGTATGGTTCACACCACATCACAGTCTGGAGTTATATGACCAAGCAAACAAAAGAATACAGTCTAAGTTACAAAAGAACAATATGGGCATCTATCATATTTATGCGACACCGCTGGAGAAAGCAATCTACAATAAGCTCGCCAACGGTAGTGAAGCACAACAAAGTTTCTTAGAACTCTACAAACAAGAAATGCAAAATTAATTGAAAAAGATTATTGACAGTAGAGTAAAAGCAGTATAAAATTCGTATCAACTTAAACAACAAGAGAGGTGAATGATGGCAGGTAAAGGCAAATTTATCTACATTTACGAAGAAGACGGTGATAAACGTATTGTTGTTAAAGACAGTGCGTTCAATGCACCTGAAGACGCAAAGTATTTTCCACTTAGTCAGTTCAGTACTGACGACTTACTTAAAGTGAAAGCTAAAATCGCAACGGCCTTAGAGAACCGTATGGACTTGGACGAAGTAACGGAAAGTAACTTGGAAAAACTTAGAGCGCAAATTCGTGGAGCGAAAGCAGAAACGATTGCACAACTCTATCGCCAAACGATTGACCGCTTAGAAGTAGTAGCAGCGGACGAAAAACGAGCGAAGACACGTCAAGCGATCCTAGAAGACGAATTAAAATATCGTATGCAGGAAGACAACGTATCAGAACTCAAATTCGCAGGACTACTTTCAGTGGCATATAAACCAGAGACGGTTTATTCAGTAGGCGAAGAAGGTTGGACTCCAGTGTATAGCGACATTTTCGCAGAAACATTGGCAGGACAATTAGCTGACGGTGACACAGTTCACGAGTTGGCGAAAGAAAATAATCTTTCTAACGAAGAAGTGCAAGCGGTACTTAAAGGCTTAGAAGAAAAAGCACGTGCTGGTCTAAACAATACTGAAGCGTTTGCAATTTTACAAAAACGCTTAACCAGTACAACATTGAACGATTTAGCGAAACAAGGCTTAGAGTTACCGAGAGGTATTGAACAAGCTACGATTCGCAAAGTAAAAGTAAGAAAACTTAAATAAGACGGAGTGACTTATGTCAGAATTAATGGTTTTAGATATGGGCGAATTAGCCCTTCCTTATGACGAAACATTAGTAGCGGAGTTAACGAAAGACATCGCACAAGGTTTCGGTGGTAATTTTAAACGTGCTGCACGTTTATCAATGGGTAACAGTGGGGATTGGGAACTTATTGATAGCGAGGGTGAAATTCACGATATGGGTCGCGAAGTTGATCTTGTTATCGTTGATCAACGTACGTATAACTCTCGTATCCACTACGCAAAAACTTATGATGAGCAAAAAGCAGACGGTGAGTTTGCAGCGCCAGACTGTTACTCAACCGACGGTCAGCACCCAGATACTTCTGTGGAAAACCCACTTTGTGATAGCTGTAAAGAATGTCCGTATAACAAAATCAGTAAAAACTGGGTTGACGGTAATGTAATGTGTAGCGTGTATCGTCGCATTGTTGGTGTGTTAGTTAACGAAGACGGTTCATTCTCTGACCCATTCGTGCTTGAAATCAAATACAAATCCTTATCTGACGACGTAGTAGTAAACGGTCGTTATGGTAGCTATGGTTGGTATATGCGTTCATTGACTAACCAACGTCACCCACGTACAGGCGCACCTATGCCAGTGCCAACACAGTTTATTGTAACGCACTGTATGCCTAAACCGAAAATGGAAACAGCGACAATCAAATTCGGTATCGCTGCGAACAAAGCGGGTGGATACTGGACGTTAACTGCTGAGCAACGTGACGAAATCTTACGTCTCAAAGACAGCAACGAAGTGAAAGAGATGTTAGAACCATTTAACGCAGCGTTCAACAATCCTTCTTCAGCAGGTCGCATTGAAGTGAAAAACGTAGAAGCTGAACAAAAGGTCGAGCATAAAGCACCAGCGAAGAAAGCTCCACCGGCTAAGAAAGAAGCTCCAGCTAAAAAACCTGCTCCAACTAAGAAAGTAAAAATGGTTGTGCTAGGTATGGAACACCCAGACGTGGTTAACACTACCGAGTATGACTACAACGAACTTAAAGAGTGGGCGGCTGAAGCAACACCTGAAGAAGTTAAAGAGTTCTTAGCTGACGCGTTCCCACAAGCATTAGAGCCTGTGGAAGTACCTGACGACGACCCAGTCGCAGAAGAACCAAAACAAAAACCAGCACCGAAACGTAAAGCTCCGGTGAAAAAAGAAGAAGCGAAAGTTGAAAATGTCGTTGACACTTCTGGCGAAGAAGTTAGCGAAGCAGAAGCAACTGAAGCACAAAACTTAGCAAACGGATTAGACGATTTTGACGACTAGACAAATCTAATCTACTTATTATACAATACTGCACGGTGGTTTCAGAGCCACCGTGTTTTTCAGAATCGAGGTGAATAAAATGACAATTCAATTATCTAATTTTCTATTTAGTATTCATAGTGTTGCATCTATTTGCAACTGCTTACCGGCTTTTCCATTCACCTCAAGCAGAGTAAGATCTGACATTTGTTTATAGGTGCAACATTATGAATACTCTCGAACATCTTTCTAAAATTCTACCGAGTAATGGCTTAAAAGTAATGGCAACTATGGTGCAACGCACCGACGCAGAAGGTAATCTTATCTTCAAAAACGACGGTAAACCGTCCATTACAACGAAACACAAAACATTCGGCTCAATCGAACAGCTTGCCAAAACAATTCAAATTAATGCTCGCAGTGGTAGACCTATCTATATGGCGATGGGTGGTTTCGACAGAGAACGCAGTTTCATTGATAAAGAATACGAAGGTAGACAATATAAGGCTTTCTCTCGCAGTGCTGACTTTACTACGCACTTTAGATCATTCTGGTTAGACTTAGACGTAGGCGAAGATAAAGCGAGCAAGGGTGAAGGTTATGCAACGCAAGATATTGCGATTGAGAAACTCTGGCAGTTCGTGAATGACTTAGGCTTGCCTAACCCTATGGTTGTCAACAGTGGACGTGGTGTTCACGCGTACTGGCCTTTGAACGCAGACTTAGACGCTGCAAGTTGGTGGAAGTTAGCCAAAGTATTCGACGCAATTATTAAACATTATGGACTTCTTGCTGACCCTGCGTGTACCGCAGATAAAGCACGTATTCTACGTCCGATTGGTACAATCAACCATAAGAACGGACACAAGGTGGAGCTTATTAGCGACGCGAACAGTATCTCTTATCTCGACTTCGCTAACGCTTTGAAACCTTACTATAAGGCGCACAAAGAAGAAATCGAAGCGGTTAAAATTAAGACCGTAGAATACGTTAAGAAAGATCGTAGTGAGTTTAAAGACGATAAACCTAAACACGTTAAGTATTTCCTTAAACGTTGTCAAGTAGGGCAATACGTCTTAAACGGAGAAGAAGCAGTCGCAGAACCTGTATGGCGTGGTGTACTTGGAGTAATGAGATATTGCGAGAACGCAGACAAACATATCGAGACTTTACGTAAAAAATGTAAAGACCGTTTCCCCGAGACAACGCGCTTTGACGAAGACCGCACTGCGGAGAAATTACAACGTCTTGAAAGTATGGACGTAGGCCCGACAACGTGCGGTTACTTTAACCGTGAGTGTGGCAACTTATGCGACGGGTGTCCTTATCTATACGACGAGACAGTTAAGACACCACTAAGATTAGCGGAGCATTATGAAGAAATCGAAATACCGCAGTACAACTTGGAGATCGGAGCGTTGGAATACCCAGTGCAAGCGCAGAGCGCAAGCGAGGGAGAGCGCGGAGATGAAATCGCAAATGTTAGCGGAACTACAAGTTCAGAATCGAACAGTAACAACGGCGGTGGTAGCAGCGATGATCCAACTGGCACAACGACAACACCACAACCACCTTTCCCTTACAGACGAACCGCAAAAGGATTAGTTGTAACGGAAAACGACGTAGAAAAAGTTTTCTTCAAAGGTGACTTGTTCCCAATTATGACGAAGTTCGTTGAAGTAATAGATGGCGAACAGAACATAATGGTGAAATACCAACTACGAGTTGGATTAAGTGGTAAGTACCAAGAAGTTTCTTTCCCTATGAAAGACTGGTACGCAACGGATAGATTGAAGCAACGTCTAGGTTCAGCCGGAGTTTCGATATCTGAAAAAAATATGGCTACGCTTATTATGTATTTGCGAGCTTATCAAAATGAGGTGCAAGAAATGATGGACGAAGTTAGACAGCTACAACACTTCGGATGGGATGGCAATAAGCCACAGTTCTTGTTAGGTAGTAGACTGTATCGCCCAGACGGTGTAGTGACGGTGCAACCACACGCAAACATTAAGAACTACTGCGGATACTTTGACCAAGCAGGAACACTCGAAGGGTGGAAGGACTTAATGCGTCGCTTGGGTTCAATTAATGCGGTAGAGCAACAGATCTGTTTATTAAGCAGTTTAGGTTCTTCGCTTATGCGGTTTACTAACTATAACGGTATCTGGCTACACTTAATGACGAAACCTGGTTACGGTAAAACGACAACACAGGAAATGATGAACGGTATATGGGGCAACCCTAGCGACTTACTGCTTAATGCGAAAGACACGGTTAATGCGATAGAAGAACGTTTCGGTCGCTGGACTAACGTCGCTGTGACAATAGACGAGTTATCCAACCTTGACCCTCGTGCTACGTCAGACTTATTGTTAGGCGTAACACAAGGTCGTACTAAACGTCGCTTGGACTCAAATATGCGTGAGCGTGTTGATAACCTGTCTTGGCAGTTAATGGTACTCTCAAGTGGTAACTTCTCTTTAATCGACCGTATTAACACAGCGAAGGAAGATGTTGCAGCAGAAATATCACGTACATTAGAGTTTAAGTTACCTAAGCCTACATTGTCCGTACACGAAGGTGAGATTTTAATTAAGAAACCTATTCGCGAAAACTACGGTGTGGCAGGTGCAGAGTGGCTACGCAAATTAGTTTGCATACCGCAGACTCAAATTCAAGAGATGATTGACCGTACCACCGAGACCTTCAGTACAACGTTGGAAGCTAAGTCAGAAGAACGTTTCTGGGTGACAGGTTGCTCTGTGATTTATGTAGCAGGTGTACTCGCAAACAAAATGGGCTTAGTTGAGTGGGATATGAAAGCCATATTCGATAAGCTATGCGAGATCGTAAAATCAAATCGCAGTAACAAAGACACATACGAGTTTAGTCCGACAGATATATTGGCTGGCTTCTTGGCTGAGAACACACGTAATACTGTGGTAACAGACAAAGGCACAACAGAAGGATCGATTATGATCCGATTGTTCCCTCAAGGTGCATTAAACGTGCGATATGAACAGGACACAGGCAATGTATTTATCCGTACTGGAGCGTTAAAAGAGTTCCTGGCCAAACGTGGTGTAGGTATAAACTCTGTAAGAGAAGCATTGAACCAACGTGGTTTACTACTTGAATCCAGTGCGAGACGAGTGCTATCACAGGGCTTACCGCAAAACTCTGGTAGATCTTATTGCTGGGTGATTAAAGCGGACGACCTAGTTAAATCAACTCTCGACCAAATCGTAGAGGATAGCAATGAGTAAGGACTGGTCTAAATTTAAAAAGAAACCGGAAAGTGCTGAAGAAACTTCAGCCTTTCCAACAATGAACCTTCGCGTTGTAGTTAGCGGTAGCTCACAAGTAATCGAACAGATGTACGAGCATAGAACTGCGAAAGGCGTTATAGTAGAAACAGAATGGGTAGCGATACCCGTAATATATTCACAGGGGTGAGTGATGACACAAATCGTTTATGACGGTCGCCATTTATTAGCAGACCGTAAGTGTACCTACGGGTACTACACGCCAATCGACGCACCAAAGGTATTTAAGCTCCAAGTAGGAGACATTACCAGATACTTCGCATTTAGTGGTTCTTTTCGTGAGTGTGCGTTAGGCGAAGAAGTCGTAAGAAGTAACTTTGATCCGGAAGTGCGTAGTAAAGTGCGGACGATTTTAGGTGAAGACGTACTGGAACATTTCTTAGGTATTGTGGTTGACGTATCGCCTACGGGCAAACGTGTTTGTCTTATTAACTATGCCGGTGACTTCTGCGAGATTAATCCTGATCAGTTTATCGCGATTGGCGCAATGCACTCAGAGTTGTCGGCAGCGTGGAAGGTGTGGAAAATGGCGTACTGTACGGTTGATAACAGTCCAATTAAACAGGTACATAGTCTAACTCACTTCGTGCGAATGGTTACTGACGGTACAGCATTTGATCAAACGGGAAGAACATTTGATATTTATGACACAGAAACAGGAGAACTACGATGAGTTCAGAAGAAATGAAACAATGCTCGAAGTGCGGTGAAATTAAACCGCTAGACTTATTCGAGCGTCGCCACGGTGGTAAACCTGGCTCAAGATGTAAAGCGTGTATGGCGGCATATAAGAGAGCGATTTATCGTAGAGACAGAATCGCAGTGCAGTTTGAATCGCGAATGGAAAAACTAAAAGCGTTCTGTAAAAAGAACGGGATTAAAATTAACATTGAGGTATTGAACGATGAAGTTGAGTGGGTTAAAGCCCCTTCCAAGCGGAAAGGTAATTGATTTTAATAATCTCAAAAACTACGACTTTACGGTGGAAGAAATCGCAGACTTACTTAGCCACGTCAAGCGGTTTAACGGTTACGGTATGGACGTAGCGAGTCATAGCTTATGGGTTTCTGGTGCGTTGTTTTATTTAACAGGTAACCCTCATATCGCATTACTTGGTTTAATGCACGACGCACAAGAAGCCTATATTGGCGATATTGCGACACCAGTTAAAGACGTAGCAGGTAACGACTGGGATCGCTTAGAAAATAATGTGCAACGTGCGATTCTGTGGCACTTAAACATTAAGCACGAAAACAATTTAGGTGCTGAGAAGTTGGTTAAGTTACTTGATCAAGTATCGCTTAAACTTGAATACCAACAAATGAAAGAGGCTGGAACGTATAAGTCAGATTTTGAAGGTATCTGGGAAGCAGCACTGGCGAAAGTACCTAGTATTGAAGGACTAGAACTACCAAAAGAAGACGCACACAGCGCAGTTGATTTTGTTTTCGCTTACAACCACTACAAGGCATTGTGCGAGGAAGATATTACCTATACAAGTTGCAGTTATCTATTTGACGGTAAGAAGTATACTTGCGCAGTAAATACAGAATACTTAGAAACATTCTTCCACAAACTATAAGAGGTAATTATGGAACACGTAAAAAGCGACGCAAGACTTGGTGTTATTCATCCGGTGACAGGATCAGTAGGTACGTCAGCGTTAGAAAAACAAGTCGGTGGTAACCACTATAAGCAATTCCCAATCCAACCGGTAGAGTTCATTAACGCAAATAACCTAAGTTATATGCAAGGTAACGTAATTAAATACGTTGTGCGTTATCCATTCAAAAACGGTATCGCAGATCTTGAAAAAGCGAAGCACTACATCGAAATGCTGATTGAATTTGAACGCAACAAACAGCTAGACAAAGAATAGGAAAAACCCCAGTAGCAATACTGGGGTTTTTATTTAATTAAACTTTGAGACCAAATTCTTTATAAATGATTTTGTAATTTCAGGTAACATCTGTAATACAACTTCTAAAACCATCGCCCCACCTGCACCTGCGACAGCAGCTAATAGGCCATTCAGCCATATACTAAACTCTGCGCCAAAGTGGAACGCGGCTGCGTTACCGGCAAATATACCGATAAAAATATCGAGCAGTCGGTGACTAAGGGGCTTGCCTTTATCTAACTCAACACTCGCTTTAAAAGAGCCTAATAAAGAACCAATCACAACTATAATTATATCAATGCGTTGTGCTAATTCACTCATTTATCCCCTCACACTTAAATACGTAGAATACTGCTAACAGATACCAAATACTTAGCCCTGTGCATACAACCATCTGCATATCAAGTGGAGGATATTTAGATACATAACCGTTGGCTAAAATCGCCTGTGCTAACGCACCTAGCATTAAACCAAAAGATTTAAATACTTGATGCGGTCTCCCACGGGTAACTAAACCGATTACTCCAAAGACCACAGTGGCGGTTGCTACAAGCAACAGCGCAACGCTATGCGACTCTAATTTAGGTGGCATTTCTACTGGCATAATCCCAGTAATGTGCAGGGAAAGTGCGATTGCCCATAGCCCACTTACCACCACGTTAATTACTTGTGCAGGGCGCGTATCGCGCCCATATATTAAGTACAAGATGCCACAAGACATAAATCACCCCATTATAAGTTGTCGTGAGGTACAGCGAGGCCTGATGCGCCTAGCCCAACAACTTCATCGCACGAATTACCACTAAACACAGTCTCGTCACCAAGTGAAACTACGTCAACCTCAGGGCATTTGTCTTTCTGACATTCTTCAAGCTTGCGTTTAAGTTCAGCGATTTCAGTATCTTTTGCCATCAACTCGTTTTGTTTGGTAACGAGTTCAGCAAGTGCTTCGTTGAGATCTTCTTTCGCTTTTTCCGCTTTAGCGATAGCTGCTGCTTCAGACTCCTGTGCGGCTTCTTTGTCACGCTCAGCTTGGTCTTTGGCAACATTAGCATTAGCCGCCACTAAACGCGCAGACTCAGCTTCTGCTTCAGCTGCTTCTTTAGCTTGTTCTGCTTTAGCTGCTTTCTCGTCAGCCTTCGCTTTGTCAGCTTGAGCTTGTTTCAATGCAGCTTCAACTTGCGAACAGTCAGCACCTGCTTTTGGTGTAGTTACTTTTCCTTGTTTCCAAGTCTGCGTAACCATATCCCAGTACACACCGCCTTCACACGAGCAACCACCGCCTTCAGTTTGCGTTGGGTCAAACCCTTCGTACGCGTCAAATTTTGCGTCCATAATTTTCTCCTTTAGGAATAAGGTGCTAAGCCGTATCACAGACTTAGCCCTCGGTTTTTATAGGTGGTCTACTAAGTTTTCAACCGTTACCGCATCCGGTGCAACTTCTTCATTACCGAAGAAATAGTCAATACGGAATGGCTCAACTGAATATGTCGCTCTTGCGATTTGATACCATTCTAGTGACGGCTCACAGTCTTTCACACGAACACTTGACGCAGTGGATTTGAATGTACCTTCGTATTCTTGACCAGTTACACTCACAAACTTATAGTGATACGTTTTTTCGATTCCGCTCTGCTTAGACGACACCACATGATCAGCGAACGTCAATGTAGCCGATCCATCAAAACTTTGCGTAACGAGTTTTGCATCCGCTATACCCTCATTGTAAGGAAGTTCAGGGTACGGTAGCTCAAACGTTGTAGCTAAGATTTTCGGCTTACCCTCTACGCTATTAGCATAATACTCGGTAGTGGTAAACGTAATTTTTTCACCAGCCAACCCAGCGTTAGCTTCTTTAGCGTTCGCATATTGAGCGAAGATACCCGTACCGGAAACGATGTCACCAATTTCTTTTTTCACTGGCAGGTGATATTGACCAGAGATCGCACTACGTGGCGAAACGCTAATAACAGCGATTTCACCGTCAGGCATACCAAATTCAGCCACTGAGTCTGCGGTTAGCTCCTCGTTGCGAGGGGCTGCACGTTCTTTAAGAGTAGCAATAGACGCTGGCCACACTGCACCTGTTTCTACGTGTTTAAGGTACTTATCCTTTTTCTCCACGTAGTGTGTGTCAGTGTCTTGCAGATCGTAGCTATCTAAAACTTCAATCTCCGCACCCGGTGCTGACAATTTATTATCTTTGACTTTGATCGTTTTTTCGTCTAAGTCGTCTTTTGTAATTACAATCTTAATCATAATTTAATCTCCAAAAAATCCAGTTAAATCCACGGAATACACACGACCTGCTTTGAGACCTTTTCCGTAGATATTCTTGTTGTTACTGTTGTACCAAACTTTCCCGCCATCCCAAGTTTGTAAACTCGCACTGTCGAGATTATTTGGTGCGTCTTCAGGTAGCTTAAAAATAACCGAGCCATCTGGAATATCTTTTAGCACCTTAAACTCTAAGTGAGTCTTACCTACACCGTCAAGCACAGACACCATCCGAAACTGCGGATCTAAATACGCTCTAGGATTCTCAGTGGTAAGCGTATCTTTATCTAGTGCAAACTCAGCCATATACCAGTTATACTCTTTGAGTACGCGCACCTTATTTCCCTCAATAAAGAAGTCTGAGGTGTGTAGGTCTTCGGGTAGGATTACCTTTTTCACTGCCATATAAACTCCAAAGGGGGAGTAATCCCCCTAGTTTAATTAGGCATCTGATGGAGTACCAGCACCGCGCACTACGTAGCCAAGCGACGTGCCGCCTAGACTTTGTAACTCGTCACCTTTGAGTAACTCAGCAAGAGCTTTTACAGTTTCAGGATCTTTTACGATTTCAAGCACTTTCGCTTTACCAACATAGATACCGTCGTCTTTCACTTCTGCGATGTTGTCTGCTTCAGCAGAAACAACTAATAATTCCGCAAGTGTAGTTTCAACTGTTTTCTCGTTGCCACCAGCACCGTCATCAACAGTAATTTTTAATTTACCCGTTGCTTTATCACCTTTGATTGCCGTAACACGTAAGTCAACCCCGGACTCCGGGATTTGTGCAACGAGTTTGTTGTCTACGATCTTGATGGTTACATCATCGACAACAACGTTTAATTTAGCGTCAGCGATTTCTAACCCTTTACCGACGTCACGCTCGGTAACTACTCTGATTTTAGCCATTTAATTTCTCCTATTGTTGGCTTGTCGCCACTTAGTTGTGGCGACGCGTTAATTAGTCATTAATGATTACGTCTAAGTATTGAGAGCGAATACTGTCCGTAGCTTTAGCTCTAGCGTCAACCATAATTTTATTGTTAGTTATGGTAACTAACCCACTAGACAGCGCAGGTGGTAAATCTCCCCAACTAATATCCGCAGATGCAGAGATTCCAGACTGAACGGTTAATATTACTTTCTTATTCCACGTTGCTTTAGATACAGATAGCTTATCTGTACCGCTAGGAATAATATTAACTGACGCTAACATATCGTTAATACGCTTACCACTTTCAGTAGATGTAATCGCGTTTGTCATAACAGCGTCTGTAATATTTGTTACAGTAGGGCCTTTGTATTTCGTAGGTGTTGTTGCAGCTAAATACCAAGTCTGCCAGAAGCAGTTTTTACCGCGTGGGCGAGCAGCAATAACAAGTGACTTAACGTCTTCTGTTACGGTTAAGACATTATTACTGTCTAGTGGAAGCGATAAAACCTTACCTAGCCTATTGTCAGAGTCGAACGTGAACTGCGTATCTGGGCCTAAGATTGTATAGTAAATGCTCTGTGTACTTAGTAGGCGCACACGTAATGGTTCATACGTATTAACGATGTCACCAACACCAACACCCATATCGAACTTATGTATGTCGTCCATCACTGCGCCAGCTGCCAAAATTGTGACATCACCATCGAATTTTAAGCGCAAACCTTTTAACGTACGCAAGTTTTTAAATATATTCGCGCCGTGCTGTAAGTCTCCTCTATCTACTGATAATGGTGCTACGTTGACAGATTTACCTTTACCATTCATATAAGTGTTAGGTTGTTGTGCTAACACTGTGTTTGTGCCTAGGTCTGTCAAAGTAATTGCAGGACAGTCTTCACTCACAACCGCTGTAACTTTGCTAATTGCACTTAAAATAATAGTGGCATTATTGTTACCTAAGTCTTTATCAAACGCAGTATTAGGGTTCACAGACGCTGTAAACTGGAAGTTACCTTGTTTTTTAGGTGTTACAGTGAAGCGTACATTTACCACACCGCCACGTTTAAGACCTTTGATGTTGTAAGTTAAGTCATTAACTTTCTCAACCGTAGCCGCCTCATTTTGCGAGAACGTAACGTTCTTAATCTCGTAATCCTCAACGTTTGCTGGGCCTACGATGTTTAAGTTAGTTAAATCATTCTTACCTTCGCCTGTGTTGGTTACAGTTACAACTACGTTGTAATCTTCACCTGTGAAAGTGTTAGTTTTATCAGCATTAATGCCAACACCAATTTCTTGGAAAATAGAGTCTAACGCAGCTAAACGCACGCAACGACCGTCTTGTTTTGCCAACACAACAGTGCCTTTTTTCCAGCCTACTTGCGGAAGCGCGTCAATCGCGTCACAATCTAGGCCACTTTGTACTGGTTGCTCTGGAAGATTTAACTCGTACACCCATTTTCCCCAACCATCAGGATTTCTAAGTGTACCGTCCTCGTTCATACCGCCATCGTTAGAGCGTACCCAACCAGATTGTTTACCGCCTTCTACGCGAGTGTAGATGTACTGAGTGACTTCAGAACCAGTAGCGATCTGCCAACCATTGAAGTCTAACTCGATACCTGCTGCTGCGTCTGTCTTAGCGTTAACTGCGTTAGATGTCTCAACGTCTGTTTTATCCAATGCGACTGGTACGCCAAGTGTAGCACTGTCTGATGTTGCACTGTATAAACCGGTAAAACAGGTGTTGCCTAACTGTTTAAGTGTACCGTCGCTCGCTTCTAATGCGCTTAGGTTTGTCGCTACTGCACATTTTTCTTTGATAACTTCAAGTTTGCCATCTTTTAAATGTACAGTTTTGTTATCAACGTAATCAGTTAAATCAACTTCGTATTTATCATTATTTTTGATAATACCGCGACCGAACTTAGGAGCTGGAGTAACAGGGATGTCGAACTCTTTTTCTACACCACCAGACTTACTCACTTTTAGTTTACCGTCTTCAATCTTAACATCTTGAACACCTGTATCGATCTTAACTACTTCTTTACCATCTTGGTAAATAGTATACACACCCTTGTCGCCAGACCCAGTAACACTAGACCCTTTGACGCGAATATGCGTGGTATACTCTTTGCCACCGAAGGTCAAAGAAAGTTCTTCGTTTTCCGCGTTGTACGCGAAGTTTTCGATTGTTGGGAAACAAACTTGCTCAGAATTAATTAACTCACAGATTAAGTCTGCGAGCTTATCGCATAGTACGACTTTTGATTCCGCTTGAAGGAAATCACCTTCGCAATTCTTAATCCCACTTTGTAACTTATGCTTGTCGATAAGTTCTTGAATATAGTTAGCTACTTCCGGTTTAGTCATACCGCGTACGCTGCCACAGCCACCACAAGCCATATTTTACCCCTTTTGTTTAATTGAACGCGCGATAAGTCCGATTACACCTAGCGCAGTTACGAAGTATGGTTTCCAGTTTTCCGGAAGGAAATCTGCAACCGCCTGTACGTTTGCGTCTAATACAGGTACGACTGTAACTGCACCTAACACCCACGTACTCCAAGACTTAACATAGTCTTTAAATTTGAAAAATTGCATTTCAACCTCTAGTCATAGTAAGGCACTTTTTTGCCATTAACTAACATAAACCCAACGGGTTCACCTAACAGCGAGTTTAACCCGCCAGTAATAGTTGTAGGTAATTGCTCTACGTCAAGACTAACTGGAGCAGGAGCGGAAGTACCATACGTACCGTCCACGCCATTCTCGCAACAATCTGTATCGCATACCATAGCTTTGATTAATTCATCGCTAGGAACAAAACTCACACACGCTCCTTTAGGGAAACGACGAGCGACAGTACCGCTTAGTCCACGCTCGATAGCGAGTTCACCTTGATGATTAATTAGCTTGACAACTTCGTACCCAACAGTGTCTTGGATCAACAACGTCGTCCATTCATTCTGTGCTAGGCGATTTAGCGCTTCGCGTGGGTCTTTTAGTGGAATACTTGTGTCGTCTGCTTCTAAAATTGCCGTAAGGCTTGTAGAGAAGCCAGGCATTGTTTTAGCAACCATATTTACCCTCACAGCAATTATTTCGGTTATCAGCTACGACTCCAGATACTTTCACGCTTTCGCGTTTGTCAATTTGGAACTCGTACACCTCGCAACCACAGGCGATAACTTTCGCAACGTATCTACCGCAGTCTAACTTAGTGAACTCTTTATCTAATAAAAAGCAGAGTTTCCCGTCGTCATCGTAGTTGAACATATCATACACTAAAGTTAGTGGTTGTTCACGTTTTATTTCAATGGTTTCAAGCCCACCACAAGGGGTGTAACAGTACACTCTCTGTGGCGGTTCTTCGCATTGTAGCGGTAGAATATGCAACTCTACCTCTTTGCAACAGTCTGCGAACTCGTTACGTCTAATCCGCAGACAAATTTGCTTCGTAAAATTATTCGCTCTTAGTATCATTAGCGATCCTCTAGTTCGTGCATCTCTTGGAGATAGCGTCTGTTGCTTTCATAGTATTTCTCATTCTTTTTGTCCGCACTTAGCGAAGAACTTGAAATTCGTTTTTGACGTTTATGGTAGTCAAGGATTACCTTAATCTTAGCTTCGTCAGCCTTGTCGAACGTACCGTCTTCAATCTTACGTTTTAACCAAGATTGAGTATTCGCACTTTCTGCACCAAACTTAAGTTCCTTCTGTTCTGCTGCAACTAAGATCTCGTCGTTGATTTTCTTGTAGTTGGCCAGGTTATTATTTACCTGTACGAAGGTACGTTGGCTTGGAGTTTGTTGTGCTTTGTGTACAGTTTTCCAACCAGTTAATGCACGGGCAATTTTCTCTGTACGTACGATAACTGCGTTATCTTGATCCTTACCTTGTAGCGGTTTATCAATCGCGTCAATTAGGTCTACAACACCCGGCACGAAACTTGCGAAGGTATATCTCGCCTGTTCTGGTGTTAAGTTTAACCCTGCTTTATCGTAGCCTTGTGCCACTAACGTCCAGAAATCAGCCGTCGTTTTCTTACCTGCCGCCCATTTCTCTTTGAGGTTGTCTGAACCTTGGCGAGAAAGTTTATTACCGAAGTCGTCTTTGTCCTGCATTACGTGGTGTACTGTTTTCAAATACGACGGAGTAATTGGTGCAGTTAATAGCTCTAACAAGTTCGCGTCACCTGGTGGTGTCGGTGCGACGTTAACGTTCTCTGCGATTGCGTGTTTAACGTGGGATAATGCTTCTCCTTTCTGCCAGTTACCAGCAGCTACTTGATATAACGCAGTACCCATTGCTGACGCAATCATATCTGAACCGTATGCGATAGGGAGACGTACTGTACCCCAACAACCGATCTTAAACGGAGTGGAACGCATAAGTTCACCAGGACTGTAATCACGGAGTGTCTCTTTGTCGCCTTCGTCTTCGCAAGGGAACATTTCCATCGCTATCGCACCAACTCCCATCCACGCTACTCTAAATAACGCTTGGCGGAAGAAGTTTACCCAACCTGCTTTTGTGTTTAAACCGCGAGTGGTTGAGCGCGCACCTTGTACGGTAGCGTTGGCGAATGGTACTACACTTCGTAAGATACTTGATAATGCTGACGCACCTTTGTCGTTGAAGTTCATAAACCATAAGTTCGCTTCAATCGCTTTCTCTTTACTTAAACCCATATCTTGCAACGTATCGACGGTGGCCAATGTAGACACCATTTCCATAGCAGTTGTGAAGGTTAACATTCTTGTTTGCGCGTGTGCGAGTTTACGTGATAACGCACCGGTTAAACCGTCTTTTTCGTACGCACGTTGTAGTTCTTCTTGGCTGAACTGGAACGAGTCAGCACGGGAAGATAACCCACCACTTTTCGCAATTTCTTTCAAGTTAGCATACGACGCTTGTACTTTAGGATCTTTCAACAAGAAGTTTCTAAACGCAGAAGAAGTAGTAGCTTTATCACCTTCTTCAAGTGCCAGTGCAACAGCAGCACGTAGATAACCACGTTGCATAATACCGCTAAATACGTTCGCATAACTACGCTTGAATAAGTCCGCTGCAAACTGTAAACGTAAACCGTCACTTTGGTCTTTTAGATCACTAAAGAAATAGCCCACTTTATCGTTCAAGGCGAACGCTTTAATTTGAGAGCGTTTTTCACCGAACCCACGCCAAGCATTGTATACAGAGAACGCAGGCATCATCGTAATCATAATCGACTGAACGCTACGCATAGCACGGGCCAAGTCAAGGAGTGCGTTATTAGGTGTTACCACGTTATCCATAAACAAGGCTTCGTTTGCTCTGTCGTTATCTAGCGATACTTTTACAAACTGCTTATCACCGTTTTTGTTGGTGCGAGTGATTAAATAACCTTTCGCTTCACCGAAGTTAGGGTCGGTTGTGGTTACTACGCGAATCTTGAACTTATTGTTCATACCACCGTCGTAGATCGCTTTACCTACTTCGTTTTGACCTACACGTTTAGCAGAGAGTGCAGCGAGTGCGTTCAAGTTATTGTGTGTACCAGAACCAGTCCAAGCACGACCCATTTGTTGACCTTGCCATTCCGCAGCCATAGCGTCGTTAATACGATCTTCAATATTACGATTTTCGTCAATATAGAACGTATCGCCTACCATATTTGATTTAGTCTTAATCTCTGACGCTTTACCCATAGTTGGAGTAAAGAACGGGTTTTCATTGATTTGACCTGTAATGTCAGAACCGAGATTATCATATTGGTATTTGTAAAACTCTTTCGCTGTATCTACGTAGGTGTCTACTAATGGAGCTAAGAACCCGTCGACTTTTAGTTTGTCGTAGCGTAGTTCATAGTTCTTACTTGTATCTGCGAAACCTTTGTCTTTAGTAAAGCCAACGTCTTTAATGTAATCCAACCAAGGCTTACCGTCGTAGGTAACGTCTAACTTGCCTTGCTCTACTGCTTTTGTAATTGCGTTGTATGCGTCAGCGTTAGTCATACCGTTGTGGCCACGCCAGTTCTTACGTTGTTTTAATGCGTCTTCGCGAGAAAGACCTTCTTCATTGAGTAGAACGTTTTTGTTTTTATCAAACGTTGCTAAGATTTCTTCGTACTCTTTTACCTTCGCATACATTTGGTTAAGTTTCTTCATCTGATACGGAGTATAGATGTTGGCCTGTTGATTAACAGGATCGTAACCATACGCTGCAAGTTCTTCACGTAAACCGTTTTTATGTTTCACGTTACCTTGTTGATCAGTGTAATCGAAACCGTCTAGCATACGTTGGTATTTCTCACGAATTGCTTCATTTGAGGAAAGCGCAGTAGTTGACTTAGTAATCGCAGACAACGCAGTAGTTACAACCATTACGTCAGTGTCAATCGCTTGACGGTTTTTGCGAGTGTATAAGTCAGGTCTGCTTTTTGCTGCTTCACGCATTTTGTCGCTGAAGGCAAATACTTTCTTCTGGAACTGTTTTTGTTGGTGCGCTACGGCATTAACCGTTGTTTTGATCTTATGCGCAAGCTCTGTGCTATAACCACCAATAAACTTGATCGCTGAGTATTGCGAGTCTGCAAGTGCTTCAAATAAACGCTCGCGTGGTGAAAGGTCACCTTTCACTTTTTGTTTCTGTGTTACCGTGGTATCTATCGAGTTAGGGTTGAAACCAGCAGGATCAGCAATCTTACTTGCGTGTTTGTTGCCGGATAATTTATCTGCTAACGTTTCCAAGTGAGGGTTAATAGCGTCCTTGATTGTATCAATCGCAGATCTCAACGAGTAGTCAACGTCTAAGTTTACACCTTCTTCTACGTTGTGCGCAATTTCGTTTAAGCGAGCAGTTACCGCAACAGACTCAGGTGCAGCGTGTTTAGCAATAGCTTCGTCTAATCCAGCGAATAAGTCTTTCACCTGTTGGTTAGTCATAACCGGTTTGCCTAACACTTTACGAATTACGTTGCGAATACGCGTGAATAAGTTGTCGGTCGCTTTCTCGGTTTGACTACGTAAACCTTCTGGTATAGTTACACCGTAACGGTCTTCCAACGCTTTCACGTTGTCCGTTTTTAACGCTGCGTTCAATTCAGCTAAGGCTTCTTCAACCGCCATATCTTCATTTACAGATACTGCTTCGCCACGGCTCGCACGTTCTAGTTGGATTTTCTCCGCAAGTTTTGCGATTGTGTCGTTCGACGCTGCGGTCTGTAAAATAGCACGTAAATCAGTACCGTATTTAGTATCTAACCCTAGGTGTGTCATTTCGTGCCAAGCAACGAAACCAACACGATCTTCCGCACTTAGCCCATTTTGTGAATGAATACCGTCTGCAACAATATACACGTGTCCTGTTGCTTCGTCGTAAAAACCTTCAATACCGTTTTTGAAAATGTAGTGCGACGCTTGTGTAGAGTTAAAGTCCGCGCGAGAAATAATAGTTACATTCTTAGCGTGTTGACCAAGCACTCTGTCTAACGTACGTTTAACTTTTTCTTTAGTTAAGCTGGTGTCTAGCTTAGAAAAATCAGCGGTACTGAACTTAACTTTAGAAACACCGAATTTACCTTGTTTAGTAGGCGTAGTTTTGGTTGATTCTGTCTTAGTTGCAGTACTAGACTTCGCTACTTTTTGCGTAGCGTTACCGGTTTTTGGTGCGTCTTTGTTATCTAAGATATACACCATCGCTCCGTCAAGGTTATCCACCGCGGAGTTATAAAACGCAGTCGGTACGTTAATGCATCCAGCAGACATATAGTTATCGCTTGCTGTCGCAGAATTGATCGCTTTCACTCGTTCAGGTTTATTCCAAAGGCGATGCATAGCGATAACTCCACCGTCAGCTTTAGTAATATCCTTACCCGTAACTGTATCGGTCAATGTTAGTACGTCAGAACCAAAGATTTTCTTATCCGCTGCTTTCGTAGTTAATGCTTTCTGAAGTTTAAAGCGTCCACTTGGTGTCGAGTTTGCCACGTTATCGTTAGACTTGTTACGACCGAAGATCGCATTTTGTGTGTCGATAACTTTACCGTTGTTATCTACGACGTGGATTTTACCTTCGTTTTTGTCTGCGACTACAAACACTTTACCGTTGTTATCGTGTGTGGCTTTAACCCAGTTGATCGTGTTACTCGCTTCCTGCGAAACACCTGCGATTTGTGGGCCACTTTCATACGTAGCAAAGCCTGCTTGTGCGTGAGCGTCCTGTGGAATAGTCATCGCACTTACGCCTACTACCGCAACAACCGCAGACAATAAAGCATTTAGGCGTTTTAAGAAACGACCTAATAAAGACTTAACGTCGATGCCTTTCTTCGCTTCTTCGTCGATAGCGAGAGATACTAAGTCACCGTCTGTTACTTTGGAAGTATCAGTAATCGGTTTACCATCTGCGTCTTTAAGATGTGGTAGTGCTTCTGTTAGTACTCGCTCACGTTTACCTTCAAGGTATTTCACGTTGAACGCATCGTCCACTGCTTTCTTATGGAACGCAGTAATATCTTCAACCAAGTCTGGGTTAGCGAGAAGCTCTGTCACTTTATCTTCAATCGCAGTTGATTTCTTAATATCATTATAGACAACTTCTTGGTCTTTATAGACTGGGTTGTCATTGAAATCAAAACCAACTAAGTCAACTCGGCTACCTGCGAACGCTTGGTGTTTAGGGTTACGAGCGTTATGACGCAAGTAACCACGTTTAGCTGCTTCAAACGACGCAGTTGACGCAGTAGGTGAGTTTTTAAAGAACGCTTCTCGTATTTCTTCCGCTGTTTTTTCGTCAGCACCTTTAAGTAATTCGTGAGCGATACGTTGGTTAGTGCGAAGGTCGTTACCTTTAAATTCTTTTGTGAATTTAGACTCCGGTGTGACACGTTCTTTTTCACTGGCTACCGCATTTTCAATAGCGCGACGTTTAACGTTTTCTTTCTCCACCGAAGGCACGTTATTTTTTTCGCTTGTCGTTGTTCCTTCTTCCGTGGTTAATACCTTTTCCTGTTTAGCTAAAGTGTTATCTACGTCTCGAAGATCTGCTTCTGATACTCCTCTACCTACGTCTAAGTTAGCTTTACTTTTAAATTCGTTGTGAGCTTTTTTAATCTCTTGTAAATCATTTAAGGTGATCTCGTTACCGAAGTCACCTAATAAACGATCAATCCCATCTCGCCATCTTAGTACAGCGAAATGTTCAACGTCTGGTTTAAAACTAAGGTTCTTAGATAAACGCTCATACAACGTGTTCATCAACGCGTCGTTTTCGTTTTCTTTCTCTACCTTACTATCTGTAACTGAAGGTTTTTGCGGTGCTAAAATATCTTTCGTTTTGGCGAGAAATTCTTTTTGGTTAAATGTAACTACGTTATCACCTAATAGCTGCTCATTTTTGGCGTTCTTAAATTCACCGCTTTTTCCACTAGGATCGATGACGTTCTCCATAACAACACCGTCGTGTACTTTACCTTTAATAACACCTGCGTTTACCAACGCGTTATTTACAAGTGTGTCGAACACTAAACGGTCAGAAGCCTTGAATAAATTAGGCATACCTTTTACGTCGCCATACATCATCTTCGCCACTTCTTCATACAGGGCTGGATACTTCTTAGCTACTGCGTTTTTAGGGTGCGCTTGGCCAAACTTAACTTGCGAGTAAAGACCACCTTTAACGTCAACTACACGTGGTGTTTTTAATTCTACGTCTGATTCAGTTACAGCATCACCTTTCTTGGCTTTGTATAGATGTGCAACTGCTTCATTGGTAGAGTTCCATACTACACCTCTACCTTCTACGCCACCACCACGGAACACTTTAGCTTTAACGGTAGACTCAGTAGGTTTAGTAACAGACGTTCTGCGGTACTGTTTACCTTCAATCTCGTTTAGTGTTTCTCCCACGCTATAGCTTTTCGTGCGTTCGCGTACTCCGCTGTCTGTGCTTCCAGAGACTGCCTTTTGCGAAGGTTGATTACCTTGTTGGCTTCCTTCTTGCCCCAGTTCTCCCTGTTCTCGTCGTCCACCGACTGTTTCTCCGGTGCGTCCGTTAAGCCCAACTGGATCGCTTTCTGGCGTGTTATTGTTCGGTTGTTCAACAGGATTCGCAGTAATCCCCGTGTTGGACTCGCTATGTCCTGTGGGAGTGGTTTCGGTTTCAACTGGCGAAACTGGTTCACTAACTTGACCACTGTGTTCCGTTGTGCTGGTGTCAGAGACAACAGCTCCTTGTTCGGTAGGCTGCCCGTTAACATCTTGCGAGCCATCTCGATTATCAGTTCTACTTTCATTTACCGTGTCCTGTGTTGTTGCAAACTCACCTGTGCCAGTCTGCCATTCGCGGTAAGCCTTAGCAAACTCGTTACGGGTTACAGTCTGACCTTTATCGTTTTTAGTCTGTGTTGTGAACTCACTCTCAATGTCTGCTAAACGTTGGGATTGTTCAGGCGTTGGTTCACCGTTACCTATGGCACGTGTGATCGCATCGTACTCAGCCATTAACGACTCGCGAGTATGCAACGGATCGAAATCAGGTTCTTGTTGCTCACGTGCTTCTTCAAGCTGAGTATTAATGTCGTCAGTCGTTGGTTCTGATTGCACTTCAGGTTGTGGTTCGGTTTGTTCTTCCGCTTTAGACTCAGCTACTTGCTCCGCTGTTTCTGCGAGATTTTGCTCAGTCGCTTTCTCAACGGCTTCTTTCTCTTTCCCTTTAAGCGCTTTTAACTTACCAATACCTTTCGCGCCTTGTTGTAACGCTCCTTCGATTGAGAATGTTCCTTGTACGAACGCTTGAGATAAACCTTCATTCCAAGGCTTACCATTACTTACATTTTCTACCACTTGCGATGCTACTTCTTGCCACCCTTCGTCGGTAAAATGGATACCCACCGCACCTGCCGTAGACGCAAGTCTACCAGCCAAAGTTTTGGCTGTCATACCAGATAGCGCAGATCCTAGTTTACCAACTACTCCACCAGTAACCTGTTCGGCCATAGTCATAGCGAAACCTGTTTTAAAACTATCCGCAGCTTTTTCTGATACTTTGCCTTCTTCCGCAAGTTTATCTAAGAAGTTAAGATACTCCGCTGACGATAGAGACGTTACTTCTGCGTCTTCTCCGTGTAACTTTTTGTATTCTTTATCAGCTAGATCTTGAATACCTTGTAGTTGTTGGTCGGTGATATTACCTGTTTGCATAATGGCAATACCCACCGGTGGAGCTAAAAACGAAACTGCTGTACCAGCGAGTAATGTAGGTACGTTTTGTGTGGATGATCTTGCACCAGCATTTAACAAGTGTTTCCAACCGTTCGCGGTTGAAAGTGACTTAAGTACGTCTTCATTAAACTCTTTAGCTGCTTCGTCTTCACCAGCAATACGTGAACGTGCTTTGTTGTAATAATCAGAGGCTTGTAAGTTAGACATTTTAACAACACTGCCGTCGTCCATTACAACTTCTTCGCCTTCTTTATCAGTGCGAGCTAAAGTATCTCTAGCACGAGCGTCGGATAAAGCGTTTAGCATCTTAGTGCCTAGCTCACGTTGCTCTTGCGTAGCACCTTGTAATGCTGTTGTACCCATACCGGAAAGGTCTTCGTCTTGCAACTTAGTCGCCATACCGATCTGACGTAAATGGTCTACACCACCAGCTTTCTTAATTTGTTCAAGTAATGCAGGGTCATACTTAGCGAGTAGTTCTTCGTCTGATAAATCAACATAGCTAGTAGCTAAGTTTTTAACTCCTTCAACGGCTGCTTCTGTTCCTACAATACCGCGTTTAGCACCTTCCGCTAACGCATTAACTGCCGTATTTTCTAAATACGTGGTAGGAAGTTCTGACAACGCTTTTAGATGTTCTTGGTGTGCTTTCTTCTCATCACCTTCCGGTAAGCGGTCAATGTATTTTTGATAGCCTTTGAACCACTCTTGTTGGATTTCTCTGCGAACATTGGTATCTACCTTGTCAGCTTCCATTCGTTTATTAAGGTCGCTGTAAGTAATGTTGTTACCGTAATCAGCAGACACACCGTAGCCGCTTAAGTAAGACTTGTAGTCTTTACTCGCTTCTTGTTGTGGTAAACCAGCTAACGGATCTTCTGTATTTTCCTGTGTTTCAGATACGACTTCGCCAGCAGGTTCTGCTGCTGGCTGTGTGGTGTCTCCGAATAAGATATGGTCGTATTTCGATTTGAATTGTGGTTTTTCCGTTCCACTCTCACCGAATAGGATCGTGTCGTATTTTCCCATAACTATACTTCTCTAATCATTCGTCTTAAAGGTTCGTCCAACTCAGTAGGGAGTTGTGCGCGTTTTTGTTCGGTAAAGTCAACGTCAAACTTATCTGGGCCTAAGAACATTCCCATCTTCGCGATACGTTCTTTTTCTTCATCTGTCCGTGTTGGGTTATTTGCTACGTGTTGTAAGAACGCACTTTCCGCTTGGTTCTCCGGTACAATTTGCGTACCGTCGTTTAACTGCGCTACCGCTTGCGGAACAAACGCAAGATCTGTGATACCACTGTCAGTATTACGCTTGTTGTCGTTACCTTTTGGTTTGTCACTGGTGAAGTCGATGCTGTCTGTGTCTGCACCGGAATTGCTTGCGAAGTCGACTTGTTCACCTGCGTCTCTGCTTGCATCGGTGCTTTCTGCTTTGGGCTTTCACCGCCTACTGGCATATTGTATTTGGCCAGGTCTACGTCTTCACCTAAATGTTTTGCTAAAGATTTCGCTACATAGTCATTACTGCGAGTATGCTGCGCGTAAGGTGAACCAGGAAGACTCGCCCACGTGCGGTTAGCTTTCTTAACTGCGGTATCGAAATCACCTTTTAGGATCGCGTCCAACGCACCAGACTGTTTAAGTAGCGCAATAGCACCTAAGTCTTGTGAACGTGGTGAGAAGTCTTTTAATCCGTGTTGTTTAGCTAAACCGTTCCACGTGCGTTCTAAGAACTGATACGCACCACTTGCTGACGAAGTGTTTTTCTTACCGTCAGTCTGTGTGAAACCCCAGCGTTTAAAGTCAGGTTTGGAAAGGTCTTTGATTTGGTTCTTCGCACTACCGCCATAAACGCGATAAGGGTCAACGCCTTTAGACGTACCCTCTGTATCGCGAATTAAACCTAAAAATGCTTGGACGTTTTTATTATCCAAGTAGCTTTCTAATTCTTTTGACATTGTTAATTACTCACCTATTTCTGATTAACTTGTTCTACGTTGTTCATCATATCATAATCCGCGTACTGCTTCACTACTTTGTTCATATCAGTACCTTCAGGGAACGTAATCATTTGTCCGTTTGCGAAGTATAGTGTGTTACCGCTTCTTATAGCATTTGCTGATACATACTCGTGCGGAGTAGCGTTCTTAAACGCTTCAAAACTTTCACCCATCTTATATGATTTTTGTAGCGGTTTACCTACCTTATTAGTCTGCGTAGAAGTAGATCCGCCACGTGAGCCATAGCGAGGATTTACAGGGTCACCGTTTTGGTCAGTGTAATACCCATTACTTAAGTTATGTTGGTTTTGTGCTTTGGCTAACATTTGTTGGTACTCTGCGTAACCTTGTTTGATAACTTCTGGGTCAGAACTTAGCTGACGTTTCACTTCAACAAGGTCTAACACTTCTCCACGTTGTCTAGCTTCTTCAACTAAAGATGACGCTTGTGCGTCAATAATACTGTCAATATACGGTTCATATCCTTTTTCTCCACCGTATGCAGATAACCAACTTGTCGCGTCAAGTCCTAACGAACCTTTTTGTTTACTAAACTGGTTAGCTGTAATGCCAGACTCTAGTTTAGTTTCACGCTCTTTCGCTTCCAACGGTTGTTGCTCAACATAAGACTGAGCTTTATTTGCTTTATACGCAGCCGTATTTTCGTTAGCGTTCTGCGTTGCTCTAACTTGCGTAGCCTGTGACTCACCTAATTGTTGGATTGTTTCTGGGTTACGTAAGTCAGCATTTTTCACAAAATTAATATCCGTCGCGGTAATCGCATCGTCGATCTTGCCACTGTCTGTGATGAAATTATACATTTCATTACGTGCGCCTTGTCGCATTTGGTTTTGTAATCCGTAGTTGTTAGCTGCGCGTTGTACTTGCATTTGGTTCTCCGCATTTGTCGCAGCGTCTGCCTTCAATGCGAAGTTGTAGTTGTCAATATAATCACGGTAAGCGTCTTGACGGCCTTGACGAAATCCGCTATTTACCACGTCACCGCGGTAGCCACCTCTGGTTGGAGATACAATAAACATTTAATTATCCTTTTACGACTGATGAAACTGTACGCGGAGTTGTTGACGCTCCACGCGAATACGCTGGTTTTGCTTCTACGATAGGTGCTGCTCTTGTTCTGCTACTTGGGGACGATATTAAACCACCTATGGTGTACGACGCAACCCCTAATAGTTGATTAAGGGCTGCACCTGGGTCAGCACCGAAACTACTAAATGCTCTCGCTGCATTTCCAATACCGGTAATTGTTTGACCGGACAGACCGCGACCTGTTTGGATAAAGGCTAGTCTCGCTTGTAGCCATCTATCTTCCATTTGCTGTTCACGTAAGTTTTCATATTTTATTGCACTATTCATCGCATTACCTACGATGTTAGCTTCATATGCTGCAATATCACGTAAAGACGTTTTAACCGCACCTGTGCAGTATTGACTCGCACACATAAGCACTTCACGACGTTTACCTGTGACTTTAGCTCTTGCATTGACTGCAAAACGACCTGCGGTTGTACTATATTGTTGACGATACGGATTACCAAAATAGCTGCTAAGTTGACCAGCAGTTGCACTTTCTTGGGGTTGATATACAGACTTGTAGATGTTATACATCTCCTCTGCAATCGCTTGTTGTCTATTTGCAATATCGTAAGTTCTATCCGCGATTTCTTTTTGCTGCTTGTACTGCTCAGCTAACGCCCATAGCTGTATTCCGTTAAGCGCAAATAATATTAGGTTTTTCCACCAAGAGTTTTCTTCTTCATAGACTTGTTTATAAAACTCTCGCCACTGATCTTCCTGCGAACGTCGTGCTTTCTCAGCGGCTTCAAACTTCTTCCCCCACTTTTTGTAGTTCTCACGTTTTTTCTTAAGTTCGTAATCTACGTGTTCGTGGGCTAGTGCTTGATAGTTAGTTACTACAATCGGTGCGCCTGCCATATTTTACTTACCCCGTATATGTTATTTTTTGCGTTTTAGCACGATGAATATCACCAGACTGCATAACGTTAGCAACATAAGGCTGATACAACCAGTTACTCTTATTGTAATCTGGTATTTGTCCGTTAGGTGCTGTCGGTGAAGAAATCATTTGTCCTACTGTGTTAGACAGTGTACCGAGTAGTTGACTTAATGCTGCACCTGGGTCAGCACCGAAACTACTAAACGTGTTAAATGCTGCCATAATACCGTCCTGTCCATCCGCAGATACTTTTCTGCCAACTTGGATAAACTTAAGTCTTAGGTCTAACCACTTAGCATCTTTATAGTCTTTGAGCGTTTCTTCGTGACGGTAAGCACTATTTCGTGCATTACCTAACGCCTGTGACTGCTCCACAGCCCAAGATAACGCGTCGTTATCTGTAAACGGTGAGCAGTTAGAACTGGTACATCTCGTAAGTGACGCTCTCGCTACGCGAAATGCTGTTCGCATATTATCTTCAAATCGCTTACCAGATACTTCATAGTTTACACACTGCGCACCACCGAAATAACTACTAATTTGACCACCTAGGGCTGACTCTTGCGGTAAATACGTGCCTTTATAAAAAGCAAATAGTTCTTCCGCTATAACTTGTACGCGATTGGCTAAGTCGTATGTTTTATCAGCAAGGTCTTTCTGTTGCTCAAATTGTTTCCACAAAGCCCATAGTTGTACGCCATTTAATGCGAAAAGAATTATCTTCTTCCACCAACTCATATCGTCTTCGTAAACTGACTTATAGTATTTAAACCATCTATCATTTTCCTTGACACGTTGTGCTTCCGCTTCGTCAAACAGTGCTTCCCACGCTTCATAGTCTTTTACCGCCCACTGGAAATAGTCAGACCACCCAGCGTTCAAAGCACCTGGGTAGTCGTTTACTCCTTTAGTTTCAGCTCCAGGTAGTGCTGGAGCAGCTACTGGCGCACCTGGTACGATATTAGAGAATGACGTGGAAGTAGGCATTTATTATAACTCCGATCTGTATGTTTTAATGTGAACTTCACCGAACCAACTTAGATCAACGTCGTCAAAAACAGGAATATCTAGGACGGTAATATTTCTCGCACGATAGATAATTCTCGCTAAGTCAACCATCTTTCTAAATAATCCCTGCTTACGGTATTCTTCTTCTACGTATGAAACCATAACCGTAGCCCCGCGAGTACCGTCACCCTTAGTGTAGATGCTTACCATCATAAGTCCTACGCGGTTGTCGTTGTCGTCTAGTGCTTCGATAAAGTCTAATTGCGCAGAGTGCCACATCACCGCAATCATTTCTGCCGGTAACATCTCTGCTGTGTTGAAACGCTCAATGTTGTATTTGTCAATAAAAACTTTTAGATTATTGACTTCTTCTAACGTTGCTTCAGGTGTTTGTGGGAATTTTACTGTTTGTACTTTCATACCGTGCCTAACTCTATGTAACTTGTAGAAATCTCAACTTGGTACACTTCGGCTGTACCTTTAAGATCTACTTGGAACTCAATATCTCTGCGACCACTAGGAAGTCTAAACTTCTCTGTTTGCAGAGGGCTATACTCTTTGATCAAGATGTCGTCACCAATAAACTTAAAAGTAACGTCACCGTTATTATATCTGCTTACTTTCGCACCAGCAAAGTTTATCTGCGTAGGTGAGATTTCTTTCTTACTAACCCAGTGGTATGGGCGGTATGTATCACCTCTATCCCAACGATACACCGCTCCTTTCTCAACAAGATAAAGCTCATCGTTTTCACCAAACGCATACTCAGGTCTGTCTGATAATTCAATCAAGTGTGAGTTTTCCCACTCATTTAAACTTACTGGAAACTGCAAACAATATCCGGCTACGTCGCTAAAGAAATACACACTATCGCGGTTATATGCAACACTCATACGATCAGGATGTAATGCTTTCCAATCGTCAGGTGCGAAGTATGGCGAAGTGATATTAGTCGCTTGAACACCGTCTGTTAAGATCAACCCTTCTATGGACGCAAATACAACACCTTTAGGTGTAAGTGCATATCCGTGACCACCGCAACAACTCACTAACGGGTAGTCTTCTAAAGTTTTAGTTACCTTTCTGCACCCTACGGTTTTACAGTCTTCGATTGGTTCAACTAAATACACCGCTCCACAAGTTAGAACAATAACATTGTGGTTGAACTCTATCAGTGCCTGTATAGTATCAGGAATAGTGAGTTCGTCCGCTTCTTGCCAAGCGTGAGGGAAATTAGGTGTAGAGAAGCGGATTTTATTTCCACCTGTTATACCTGCGAGTTGTGTACCATCTACGCTTATTACTCCACGTAAATCTTTCGGTGGTGCTACATACTCTTGCGACTCCATCGCATACCCTAATTCATAGTCGAGTTTGTCGTCGATAAACGCTGCCGTTCCAACTGGTATTTCCGCGACGAAATAGTAGTCACTCAATGCACTTGTTTCGTCAATGTTGAAGTGTTCGATTGACGTATTGTTTATATCAAAACCGCTCGCTAATCTATAAATACGGATATTTTTAACGTCATACTCCGCAGGCGGGGTATTGAACCCTGTCAGCATAACTCGACCACCGTCGTCTACGTCGATAAGATCTGTTGGGTAACTAGGTGGGCCTTCGTCGCAACAACTGTTAACGTACGTATAAACGTAGGTTCTCGTTGCTCGTTTGTACTCAATGGAGTCAATTAAATTAGGTGAGTAACAGCTTTTCTTACCTTCAAGAGGATCTAGTCGCTCTACTGACGGTGCAGTACCAGGTGAAGGTAACCCTAACCTAATCCAACGTGGGTTACACTCGTCAGAACAAGACGTTGCTGGATAGTCAAATAACCCTGTAACAACTTGTCTTACACACGTCGTATTAAGGCGTGTAAACTCTACGCACTTATCAAATTCCTTCCAGCAACAGTTGTCATAGAAAACAGACTTTGTTGCTTTTTTGATCTCTCTACATAGTTTTTTCTCGCGAAACGGACGCAGTGTGCCGTGCCAAAGATTTACGTCTTTCGCAGTTGTGGCAAAACCATCTCCGAGGAGATGGCTGTCATAACGTGGAGCTATACCTTTAAAGTTCTTATAGAGAATGTTCATTCTATAATCCTAACGCTGCTTTTAACTTAGCGAGTAGTTTTTCATCTTTTAGGATATTATTTACTACGTCTTCGTAGCTTTCTTCACGTAGGCGTAAAAGTCCTTCGTCAACAAAAACTTTCGTCTCGAAACCAGTCTTAACGATTGTAAACGCACTGCTACTAAAAGATAAGTTAGTTGTAAAGTTTACACCTTCCGCAACTTTCATTAACCCCTGTTCAGATACAGAATACCCAATACCTTCAACTGCTTTGCTGTTAATTTTAGGTAGGGTTAACTTCTCTAATTTACTGTTAAACTTGTACGGGTTTTCGGTTGTACCGTCGCCAGTAACAGTTACCGTATCGGAATCTGCGAACTCTAATTCTACTTTCAACCCTTGTTCTGTGGTTGTTATGCGATTAGACGTAGGGTTTAGCTTTACCTTGGCTTGCCAAGGTTTGTCTGTACTTCCGTTACCACCAACATGAATAGACGTTGTATCTTTCCAGAAAGGGTTAACAGTTAGAGTGTTATTCTCAATAACGGCCAGGTTGCCAGTCTCCGACGACACTTTAAGCTCAGGTGTACGCTCTACAATCTTAGTAGTTTCTCCGTCACAACACGCTTGTGGAGTGTAAACAGGTAAAGGCGCAGTACCAACACCTACGATACAACCTTCTTGGAAGGTGATTGACGTATAAGTGCCGTTAGGGATTTTAAACTTTCTGTCTGTTACATATAAACAGTTCCCGTCATAATGTAGCGATTTGTTTCCTACACACAACGAGAACTCTTTACATTTTCTTTTTGCGTCCGGTAACTCTTTGCTACACGGCTTGCAACCACAATTAGCCATAAATACCACCTGCTCTCAATCGGATTTTGCCACGTCTAACACCGAGTAATCTATCCGCTCCGGCTAGTGTGACAGCTTGTTTGTAATCTCTTTCGTGTACGGTTGCGAGATTTAAATCGAACCAACGTGCCTGTTTGATCTTATACAGCATTGAAAGTGCTTTATCAATGATCGCTTCGCGATAGTTCTGGTATAATAGTTCGTCTAACTCACAACAATCTTGTTTAGGTGCAACGGCCACCACGACCCTTAACTTGTCCCCACTAACGACAGGTGCAGGGCTAACTTTTAAGCTATTTGGCGACACGTACCATACGTAGTGTCCGCTGCAATTCGGGCCAGTACAAGGTTCTTTACTTAACACCTCGTACCCACAGGCTTCTTGAATACTAACCACACGGTCACATTCTTCAAGATCCAGTAAATATTCGTCCGCGCACGAGATTAGCTCAATCTCTACGGTGCGTCGGATAATCTGTGTCTTAGTGCAGAAGTCAATAGCAGCCTTGCGAATATAATCTTCTGCCATTGGCTGCTCCATCCCGTCTAATAACATAAGTTCGTCAATGAAATAGGATAACGGTACAGTTTCAACTTGGTCTAACATTATTTAATCCCCAACTGGTATCTCGCTATTTCACGTGCAACTACCTGTTTAAGTATACTTGGTATACCTTCCAGATTGTAGTTGCTGTCTTTATCTTGTTCAGTCTTAACTTCGAGTAATTTGAAGAACAAGTTTAAGTGCTGCGTTGCGAGTGAATTTGACGACTGGCTTTCTTCATCTACCATCAACGCTCGAAACAATACCCAGTGTACGCCCATTGTCACGTCAATGCAGTTTGATTGTTCTGCCGCAGCACTTAAATTGTTCATCGTAAATTCACGTGGCGGTGTTTCACACATAAACTTAAGATGAACGTCCATACCATAAGGTACGGCTGGTTTAACCATAACCGAGCCGTCCTTATCAGTTAAAATACGATAACTGGTTAACTTAAAATCACGATTGTGAGTAAACGTTGTACAATGGCGAGGTCTGAAACCACCCCATTTTAACTTCTTGTCTTCAGAGTCTTGCTCGATCTCATAAAGAACATTTCCATCTTTGTCGCTTACTCCGATGACTGATAGTACACGCTTGCACTCGTCAAACACTTGGTTAATACCAGGTTTCAACTTAGCTACTTTTGCGCACTTAAATTTACTCGGATTAAGAGAATACATCACACAAAGTGCTTCGTTCCAATAACCAAGTAGCTGTTCTTGCGACCAGCGTTGGAATTGCTTGTTAGGCACTCCATCTGTATAGTCATTTAAGTCGCGCGCTGCGCGTACAATCAAGTCACTAATCGTAGTCATTAGTCATCCAATTCGTCAAAGTTGATTTCTTCTTTCACTTCTTCAGCAGGAACTTCTACCGCTTGTTCTTCTACAACGGTTTCTTTTTTCTTCGCTTTAGGTTTAGCTTTTTTCGCAGTAGCTACGCTTTCTTCTGCTTGTTGCTTAGCCATAGCGTCAATCTTAGCTTGTAGTTCAGCAATTTGTTTAGCGTGTGCTTCTTCCGCTGCAACTAACTGTTCACGTGCGAGTGTTAGATTACGTTTGTCAGCTTTCGCTACTTCTTCTAACTCAGCGCGTTTTTGCGCTTCTTCTTCAGCACGTTTCTGTGCTTCAAGGCGAGCTACTTCTTCTGCGTCAGCACGTTCTTTCGCGATTTCTAATTCGCGGTTTAACGCAATTTGTGCTTGATCGTCTGCAAACGCGTCTGGTTTATCAGGATCGTAAGCTGCAACTAAATCACCACGTGCCGCTAATTCAGGAACCCACGGGTATAATGTACCGTCAGCGTCACGTAAATATTTTGCTTTTTTTGCCATTGGTGGGGCAACATTCATTGTATCTTGAGCCATCTCTTGGTCTCCATCTGTTTGTTGGTTGTAACGTTCTCTAGCTTGGCGAGCTAAGTCCGTAAATTTTCGTGCCATAAGTTAAAGCGTGGGTGTTACCCCACGCCCCGTCATTAAACGTGGATCGGACATTCGTAGTCAAATACGTGACCAGTCACTTCTACACGAGCAGTGATGTCAGATAATTTGACAGTTTTTTCCGAAGGAAGACTATCCACTTTTAAACCTAATACGATAAATTTATCGCTTTCGATCCAGTGACCACCGTCAGTTGGTTTAACCGCGCTGCGTTTGAATACGGCTTCATTCACCGCAATTCCATTTAACGCTGTTACTAAGTCAATGGTGTTACCAGTAGGTTGTAACGTTTCTTGACTGTATTCGTGCGCTTCAACTGAAACTACTAAACCGTCCGCGTTTAATTTACCTTGGTAACCGCGTTCAGCTTGTACTGGGAACACGCGAACGGCTACGTCTAATAACGTATGGTTAGCTGGGATTTCAAATAAACCGATAAAATCACCTGCTGCCACTTTAGCTAAGTCTAACGCTTCCGCTTGACCTTCACTAAACATAGGGTTTAAAGAGTTACCCACGGTAAATAAACCGTGCATATACTCACCAGCGATGCGTTCTGCTACGCCATTTGTACTTTCGTCATATACAGTTTGACGAGCGATAGAAGAACGGTTGTAGCGGTATGGGCCGCCTAGTGTAAGCATTACATTTGCCATCTTTTAAACTCCTTACTCAAAAGTCCAATAGCCAACTGCGATTGCATCACCGTAAATTGCTTTACCGCCCCACAACGCTGCCATTTGATATTGACGACCCCAGTAGTCTTTATCTTCAATGATACGACCTTCGGTGATGTCACCATAGAAAGCAAACGCTTCTTTCCAGAACGCTAAGATGTAATACGCTTGTTTGTTCACTGTTGTGTCGAACGCACTGATTGTACGCATTGACTCAATAGTACGGAAGCCCGCTAATTGTCCTGGTAATTCACCAGTTAACAACATTGACGGATCTTTACAGCAAGAAATATCAGCCGCTAAGCGATATTCAGACTGGATAACTACGTTACTGAACTCAGGTGGAACGATTAAGAACATTTCACCATTTTTCCAACGGTTGTTATGTACTAATACGTTACGTAAGTTCATTAAGTTTACAGGTAAGTTACCTGGAGTAACGCGAACTGGTGCGCCAACTGTACCTAAATTGATAGAGCGTTCACGACCTGCGTTTGCACCTTTGTTGCGACGGTCTGCTTCTAATACCATCGCTGATAAAACGAAGCTGTGCCACATACCAGATAATTCACGGTAGCAAGAATCTAAGAAACCTGCTTCAAATTTTGACCAGAATTGGCAAAGATTGCGTTGTAAGTTGTTATCAATTTTGATCGCTTTGTACGCTTGGTTACAAAGAGTCATTTGCACCGAAGTGATTTGTACGGTGTCCGGTTTTATAACTTGGTTATCTTCATACTTACGCCACGGGCCTACGTCCGGTTGTAAGATAAATTCTACGACTTGGTTACAGTCGAACGCTTGCGCTACGATACGGGTATTAACGATCTCACCTAAGATGTCTTTTTCCCAACCGCGTTCAATGATACGGCTATGGTAACCTTTCGTTGCGAGAGGAGTATCGTGGATACTGCCATAACCGGACGCTGAACCTAAACCTGCTTGCGCCATTGTTAGCTCCTATTGTGTTATTTACCTAGACGATGTGCGTCCAGTTTTGATCGATATTCACTATACTCCTGCCGAGAAATATCACGCATTTGAAATGCTCTCAACATTTTTCTAGCTTCCTCATCGGTGTATGTAAAGCCACTTTCTTCCGCTTTCGCTTCAGACGCTTTACCCGCACCATTTGATCCGCTTACGTCTGCGATAGACGCTAAAGGATCTGTCTTACCACCCATAAAGTTTTTCACTTCACGAATAATAAAGTCTGAACGTCCGTTCTCTAACGCTTCTTGTAGAGCGTGGCCATAAGTAGCCGTAGGGAAACGGTCGTCGGTAGACATTAACTTATCTTTAAACTCTTTTGAGTTGAAGATTGTGTCAAAGTCTGGAATTGCTTTCTTAACTTCTTGCACCGCATTTCGCTTGGTTTGCTCAAGGAGTTCTGCCGGAGTAGGGTCACGGAATTTTTCTTCCGCTTTAGCGAGACGTTGTTCTAACGCAGTTAATTTCTTCGCTGTTGGTGCGATTAACTGTCTACGTACTTCTAATAATACGTCGTCGTCTAAATGCTCGCTATCGAACCCTTGTGCTTCCAACATAGCACGGAACTCGTCTGCTGACTGCGCCACTTCTTTTTCAGATAGCTGTGCGCGTAATGCTGCGAGTTCGTTCTCTAATTCTGTTTCACGCTCTGACTTAGCAGGCTGTGTTTGTGCAGGAGCTTGGTTTGCTTTCGCACGTAATTCTTCCAACTCACGACGTTGCATCTCGATTAAACGATCACGCTCGTCTTTCTCTGCCTGTGTAGCTTGTTCAGCTTGCGCAGGTGCTTCTGTTTGAGTTGGTTGCTCCTGTGGTGCTTCCTGTACTACATTAGTAGATTGCACAGGTGCTTCCGTTTGTTGTGGCTCACCGCCTACAACAACTTGTTCTGGCTGTTTAGCGAATCCGGTAGTACCATCGTCATTGACAACTACTCCATTTTCTTCCAGAACTCTGCGGGCTTGATCCGCAAATTGATATTTAGCCATAAATCCGTGTCCTATTTATTGACTTGTTTAACTAATTGCGTCATTTCTAACGCAAACTCCGCCTTGCCTTTATAAGCCAAGGACATAGCACGTTGCTCAGGAGAGTCAGTCATTAAATACATCTGGGCTGTCTGACCGTGCAACTGCTCGTTGGTACGCTTCACCTTATCCAAAAAAGATACGAACTGTTGAGCCATTAGCGGGTCTGCGAACAGCTTTGTCAACAAATTCATATCTTCTTCAGTTACGGTGTAAGCACCGAATCTAATCTTAGCCACGTAGAGGGTTCTTCACGTTAAGTTTAGTTTGGTTCATACCACGCTGGTCTTTCAACTTAGGTTTAGCACCAGCTAAATCTGCGCTTGTTGTTACGGTGCGCATTGTACCAGTACGCATATCCTTCATAGGAATAGAAGAAGGAATACCTGCTGATTTACCGCATTTCATACATCTTGCCATTTTAAGCTCCGTGGAAAAAGTTTTGTGGAATCAATTTAGCTACGTCAGCGGTGATTTCTTCCACCTCAATAGACACTTTACCAAGAGATTTCTCGCGACATAACTCGAACGCGTAATATCCTGGTACTGACAGCACCGTTAGGTTCTGACCGCAGAAGTGTGTCATCGTTTCTTCACACAACATTACAGGTTCAGAACCAACGATTTTTAGCTCACTCGGTTCAAAAATGCACTGTCTGCACTCTCCGTCATCACAGCCATTACCGTGTGGCATTGTTCCGTGTTCTACTTTCAGCTTATGTAACACCGCACAATCACCTTCTTCAATCACGTCACCTACGTCGTTGTGTTTTTCCCCTTGGAAGTTAAACGACGAAATCACCATCGCATAGCCAGGGTACACTTGGAACACACTGGATAGCGTTGATGTGGATTGTGGTGAAATAATTTGAACAGGTTGCGACATAGTTAGTTACCAATAATTAGCTTGTTAGGTAAGCAGCAACACTCAACGTCAGTAATGGTACAGAAGATTTTACCTAACATAGTTTCTTTCTTCATTACTAACACGAATAGGCCAGGGATTGTTAAGAACATCGCACTGTTTTTATTCGTTAACTCGACGACCTCACCGTTAATCTTAAACGGTTCGCTCATTTCAATGTTTGTATTAGAACCAGGTTCTGCACTACAAATACAACCATAACCTTGTGGCATAACGCCTGGTTTTGGATGTACCTTATGAAGCTCAAGTGCGTCTTCGTCACCTAACCCAAACGTACAGATTTTCACTGGTTTGCAAGGATCGACGTGGAAGATATGCGATACTGTGTTGCTAGAACGAGCGTTGAACAACACATTTGGATCTTGTGCTTGAACCGTATTACCAACCTTACGGCCAGTAGTAATTTCGCAAGTCATAGCAACTCCAATAATTTACCTAACAACAAGAATACTACTGAAGTGATAATAGACCCAACTAAGACTCCACGCCACCACCAGCAATATTCGCAATCAATTCTAAACAGGTCTGCGAATGGAACAATAACATTGCCCCAAATAAAGTCCTGCCACTTATTTATTACCTTTTTCACGTTCTACCAACTTATTGTAGATAGGTGTGATTAAAGCAATCGCGTCGTCATACGCTTTGTCATCTGGGCCACGTGGCTCTAAGATGTAAGGTGGTTTCCAATATAAACGTTTTTCGCCTTGGAATGTACCGTCTTGTGCGTATGATAACTCATCGCCTTCACGAAAACGTACTACCACATTAAGCGTACCGCCACCGTCACGAACAACTTGACCCATACCCTTCAGTACGTCGTAAACTACATCGCCAAGTTTCATTTTACGGCCATTTAGTGAACTCATAGTTCTTCCCCTATTTTGATATTACAACACATTCTATTACATAAGTTAGTAAGTAGCAACTAACTTATATAAATTATTTTTACTGCTCAACCTGTTCGGGTTGTGGCTGACCTTGTGGTGCTTCTTGCAACATCGCCATAGGATCAACCTGTGCGTCTTCCGCTCCACTAATCTTATCCATAACGTCGTCAAGATCGTAGTCAACCAAGTCAAGAGACTGAAGAACACGCTCAACCGCTTTGTCAATCGCTTCTGGTTTAACTCGTCCTGTTTGAGCAAGACTCGCCACAACCTGTGCCGCTTCGAGCATATCATTTTTCTTAAGCTCTTTCTCCATAAGACCGCTTGCACCGCGAGCGACAACTTTCGCGTCACCTTTAATGTCTTTACGGTCATTGTATTTCAAGTTATACATATATAGAGCAGTCGCAAACGGAGATACAACATCGTCGTCAATGTTTGTAATCCCACTCTGCACACCTTTCAATGCGTTACCGTATAACATTGACATACCACGGAACGTACGGTTAGCACCTGTACCTACCGGCTGACCGTGAATACTCGCTGGAATTTGCGTCATAATATCTGCGAGAGACATAAACCACTGACACACGTTACTCAATGCTGCCGTATTGTTCGGGAAGTTATGGAACATATAAGCTGGACGACCGCCACCAACAGGGTCTGGATCAACTGGGTTAACCGTAAACGGCTCAATATCACCTACTTGGTCGTCAGTAATCCACTGCTGAATACGACTAAAGTCAACCTCACCAATCGGGCCACTTGAGTATTCCATATTCTTGATCATACCGCGAAGACAGCTTTGGAACGCACGTTCAACTTCACGCACTTTCTGCGCAATACCGAATCCCATCACACCATTCCCAGTCTTCTCGTAGCTTGTTACATAGATAGGTCGTTTGTGACCGTTAGGATTAGGGTTAATTACAACCTTCAATGTATAGCAACCTAACGTGTGAATGATACACTCATAATACTCATTGTCTTCTACATCTGTTAAGCCATACTCTTTTAGCACAGCACCACGCACCGCACCGTAATACTTAAGCACTTCTAACGCAGTCTTACCATCCCACGCGATAATATTCTCAGAAGTTTCTGGGTTACCACCCAACCAGTTAACCGGTGTGTTAGCGTCACTGAAATGCTCCAGTGCTGCCAACACGTTCTCTCTAATATAAGAGTCTAACTTAGCCATTTTAACTAATTGTTGACGTGAGTAACGCTTGCGCACGATTACATACGACCCGTCCTGTGCGTCTGTGCTGTCAGACGACCAGAAGAAGTCAAATGGACTCACGTGGTTCACCGCATACACCACCTCGTCTTTTGCTTTGAGTGTGTTACCGCTCCACACAAAATTCGTCCGCACTTCTGGTACAGGGCCTTCTAACACGGCATACGGATAAATACAGAAGTCTTGTAGAAACTTCTTCATCGCCTTGTTATATCCACCGTCAATGCACTGATCCCACATTACCGTTTCCATCGCTTTCGCTGCATTGTTAGCAGTTACTAACATAGTTTCGCGTACGTGCTTCTTCTCGTGGCGAACAAGTTTTTCCATCTCTAGTTTAGACTTAGGTAGTACCGTTTCTACATCACCGAAGATCACTTCTTTAACACGGTAAAGCACTTCGTCTTCGATTTCTTTATTCAACTCCGGAATTGGCGTAGGCTCTACCGTGAATGGTGTACCACCACTTCCAAACAATAAGTCTCTAATCCACGCATTAAGTGCGCTCACTTTTAACTGCGTAAGACTCGGCATTGGCATATTACCAAACGCTTCCTTAATATCGCACGGAACTTCACCGTAATATTGCGCATAGCAATTCTGCAACACTTCTTCCGCAGTGTAATCCCCGAATTTGTGCATTGAACGATGTCGCACTGCTGCGTCAAAGTCAGACTTCACCATACGTGCTAGGCTGTCTTTAAACTCCGTCGCTTTCTCCCCTTTGCTCTCGCTGAACTTTTTAGCAAGACCTAGGTGTTCTTTAATTTCCATTACCTACCCCTTAGTACACACGCTTAGACGCTGCACGTCTAAATGAATGTTGGTTTTGTTGATTATCTGAGCCGTGACGTATGCCGTTACAAAGGTATTGTACAGCGTCGTGAAGATGCGAGTACTCATTCTTCACAGGCTCACTTGAGTAGGTTTTGCCTACTCCGCTGATGTTCAATGGTCGGTAGTGGTAGCCGCCACGGAAGCCGTTGATTATTTTCTCACATCGCTTGTCTATCAACAAGCCACCTCTACGTTGCAAGAAGCTAATCACACTATCTATACGTGCCTTAAACTTATTCGTCGGTGCGTTCTGTGCCTGTATGCCATACTGGCGAAGCACCTGAACAGGTGTCTCCCCCCGGTTACTATCGCGTGGGTTGGCCGGGTCAGTGTAGGCTACCACCTGACAACCTGGGTAATGTTGTGCAAGGAACGGTTTTAATACATCTCGCACGAACGGTACGAACGGCATATCGAGTGCCAACAGCTCGTGCTTAATTTGCAGCACACCCATCTCCAACTGCCCAAAGGCCACAGCCGGATTAAGACCGGTGGTATCTATACCTAAAATCACAGGGTAACCATACTTAGACTCCAACGGATAACCACACACCATATCTTCTGACCAATACTCTTGGTAGACCGGTCGTCCGTCAAAGTTGCTGCCGTATTTTCCCATAATCTCTGTGTCAATATAGTGCTTAGGCTTGCCGTCCAACATACGTCTGTAATACTCATACCCAAACGCACGTCGTTGTTCAATAGTCCAAGGTACACCATTTTGCATCGGTTTCTGGTTCAAATACTCCAAGTTTTCTGCGAGTGGATTGTCAATGTACTCAATCTCACCTTTCGCATTAACCTTCTCAATAAATGGCGAAGGTTGGTGGAATATCTTACTACTCTCTGTCGGATTACGGTCTAGTTTTGCAATCCAATGGTCTTCATCCGGTGGGTTGCTATCAAAAATCACCCCACTATATGTACAACCACCAAGCCCTGTCAACGGGTCAAGTGTCGGGAAACGCCCCACACGCTCTTTACACGTATCATAAACCTCAAAGGCCACTTCTCGTGCCTCGTTTATGAATATCATCGTGAACTCCATTGACTTCAGTTTCTGCACATCTGATGCGTTCTCCAACGCAATAAAAATAAACTCCATATCAAACTGCGTTCCATCCGGTAGTCCACCACGAAAGAACGCTGTCATAGGTGCGGTCTGGCGAACAGGAGAGAGTAGAGGTGGTATCCATTGACTAAACGTCTTCACCGTCGTTGTCCGAAGGCTCGGATAAGTCGCACGTACCAACCCGAACCTTGTCCGTCTCACACCGTCAACACCGGGGTCTTGTGCAAACCCACGACGCAGTAGCTCTTGAATCATCATTACCGATTTCCCCGTCCCTACACCTGCCACCACACCACGCACGAAGTGGTCGCTCTTATGGAACTCCACTGCCGTACGCGATGGATTATAGGTCGGCATCACAATCTGCGACATCTATTACTCCTCTGTGTACCACGTTGTCGCAAGGCCAAATAGTAGCCCCACTACAAACATCACACCACCCACAAGGCCAGCACTAATATGGTCACTCCACGCATAAGACACCAACCCATACCAAAACAACCCGAAGCTCACACCCGTGAGCAGGCTGCTCTTAATCGCTTCTTTATTCTTCTCACTTAGTTTAAATTTCATCTACATTCTCCGCTTGTACATCAATTATGGTATTGCTTGCTCCCTGAAACGCCTTAGGTGGCTCTAACCCCGGTGCGAAATTCACCACCAACTGCACTCCACTTTGTACCACTTTATCGTCTTTAAGTTTAGCCTGAATGGCCGGGTCAAGGTTGGCCAGGCGAGTAACCGTCTCAAAGGCTTTGATTTGGTCTTTGCTATCACCATAGGCGATAATGTTCTCCATTACCGTTAGTCCCTGCTCTGCTATCCGACGTGCCGCTAAATGGAACGCCCCACTCGCCGCCTGCGAAAGTACCGCACTTTCTGTTTCTTTATAGACT